GACGAATGCGAACGTCTCATGCTTGGACATTTTTCTTCAAAAAACGGTGACCTTGATCAACGAACCGAACTGACGGTCAAACAGGCTCAATTCTTTGCGGCTCTAGGGATGGAGCCTCCTCCGAAGATTCTAGGCATCCATCCTCGCACCTAGATACACGCCCAACGTATGCCCAAATGCCTCTCATCCCTTTGGTATCAAGGGATGAGAGGCATTTTGTTTGCCTAGTGACTGTCGAACTCGGGGTCTAAGAGGCTGGTGATTTCGTGCAAAATACCGCTGAGTTCCACCCATTTCTCAATGAGAGAAACCTCGCAGAATCAGCTTTCTTTTCTGAATGAAAATGCCTCCAATTGGTGTGTGGCAGCGGTTTTTCACCGGCCTTCTAAAAAATTTCTGATTTATACTTCGATTTAATTTTCACACTCCCAAATAGCGTAACGACTAATAGCTAAAGTTGTTTCGCCCCAAGTTTTTCTTTAACAATGGGCAAGTATTTTTTTTGAGACGATCATCTACACTTTTAATATTAAAGTCTTTCATGATAAACAATCCTCTCGCTATCTCCAATCCTGACTTTTTTTTCTTTTTTCGCCAACTTGATAAGTAGCTCCTTTAGCTCACTCATCCCCGAAGGATCCAATCCATTAGTTGGTTCATCTAAGATTAGTAAAGCAGGTGAGTTTAATAAGGACTGAGCTATACCTAGCTTTTGACGCATTCCTAAAGAATACGTTTTTACTTTGTCATTAATAACATTTTCTAATCCTACCATTCTCACTACTTTTGCAATACTTTCTCTGTTAATGCGGCCGCTCATCCTTTGAAAATACATTAAATTATCATATCCTGATAAAAATTTATATAATTCAGGGGTTTCTATTATTGCACCGATTGATTTCAAAGCTTTTTTTTTATTGCTCTTTATGCTATAGCCATTAATAATAACGTCACCTTGAGAAATAGAAGTAAGACCAAGCATCATTTTCATAGTTGTTGTTTTACCAGAACCATTTTCACCTAAAAAACCCACAATTTCCCCTCTGTTTATAGTAAAGTTCAATTTTTTTACGATATAATTTCCATTTATAATTTTAGATAGGTTTTTCACTTCCACTATCACTGACTTTTCCATTTATTACACTCCTATCTTCTTCTTATTATAAGAGTTTATGAGTATGAGATTTTTGAACATATGTGAACCTACCAAAATTATTGATGCTAGGATAAATAACTTCATATAAATGAGCCATACCCCTATAATATATATGACAGGCACGATACTTAATACGGTGAGGTTTTTCTTAAAATTATTTAAGTCTGATTTTTCTCCCCGATTATAAGAGGTTTCCTCTATAGAAAAATGCTTGTGCCTTTGTTGGAACGTGCGTTGTAAAACATATCTGACAACAATGTGACCCAATAATAACCAAGAGATGTAATATAAGAGAAATTCTTTGAAGTCTATCACAGCCCTTAGCCATGCAACAATAGGGACAAAGGGAATGGAACATGGCAATATTAAGCCCGTTATCCATTTATAAATTAATTTTTGATCAGGATAATTTCCAATTTGAGATACATTATTATATTCATAATGTGGTACTAAAAACGAATGTAAAATTATATATTTGGTTTTTAAGGAAAAAGCTGAAAGCGAACTTAGTATCATTATAAATTTTATATATATATCTACGGTGCTAAATATAAGGATTAAAAAAAGCTGCAAAGAATAAGTAGGTAAGCATAAAACTTTTAATGTATCTGTTTTTATCAAATATATATCCCTCGGTTCTACCCCATGGACAAACATGTACTGAAAAAATTCTCCCTCACTATCAAATGAAAGTCTGACTTTTAATTTGTTAAAAATATAACTTGGTATGGATAAAGATATATAAGTCGACAAAATCAATGAGAGTATTATCGATAATTTCTCTATAAATTCATTATGTGGAAGATCATGAAGAAAAGTTAGACTGACAATAACAGTGATCCAAAACGGAATACCCAATATAGAAACAATATATTTTTTCAAAAAGTAATGTTTAAATATGGTTTCTAGATACAATTTTACATGCTTTTTATTACTAATGAAAGGAAGTATAATGACTAACCATCTATATGTCTTTATTAACAATTTGTCAATCATCGTTGTACGATGTGTAATAATATGGTCTCGTTTCTTGATCAATAGTAAAATACCCATATTTACAATAACTAGAATTCCTATAAATACGAAAAGCGAAACTAAAGCTCTGACCGAACCACCCTGCACTAAAATTTTTGCCAAAGATGTAAAAGGAAACAAATCTTTATCTAAATATGCTAAAACAATTAATAAATATTTTTTACTTAAAACACCAAAATCAATAAAATGTTTATGTTCCAAAACTGTATTTAGCATGCGATCTGCCATCCTAGTAAGAAAAAGTAAAAACGGCATAAAAATGAACAATAAAAAAGCAGTTAGCAAAAAACCTCTTCCCTGTATATAAACACTTTTTTTTATTGAATAGTACTGAATGTTGGTGAAAAGCAACGTAATTAGTATGTTGATTATCAAAAGAAGAAAAAAAGAAGAAATAAAATGTACAATATTCTCAGGAATGGCGATAAATATCCCCACAAAAAGAGCCACTGTCGAAATAAATCTGTTTCTTAAGTTCCATATAGACTCGTCTATCCATAGAAAAGATCCATGGGCAATGGTTTGCCCTCCACCCGGGGATGAAAATCCGCGCCAGTGCGGCATTTTCACGGAAAA